GCGCGCGGTGGCAACGTTGCGATCCTTCACCGCCACCGCCACCGCCGTACCGCCGGCGACGATCGCCAGCCCGGCCGGGAACAGCGTGCAGTATCCGGCTAGGTCGAATTCGCGCTGGTGCGCCAGCATGTCCCAGGCGATGAACACATGGGCGCCGGCAATGTAGGCCATGCCCCCGATGAAGCCGACCACGCGGTTGAGCTCGATCTGGCCGCCAGCACCGCGAAGGGCATTGGTCCAGCTCACGCCGCACACCCGGCATAAAGCGCCGCCTCATCCGCGCGGCGGCGCCTCAGCCCCTCCATCACCGCACCGTCGTTGTAGATCCACTTGCCGAACTCGGCCGCCGCCCCGGCATAGTCACCGGCGACGTGGCGCTTCGTCAGCGTGGCCTTGCCGATCGCGCCGGTGTTGTAGTGGAACGAAACCAGCGCATCGAACTGCGCCTGCGTGGTGGGCGAACTGCCGATCGCCGCGCGCACTTCCGTTTCGTACCGCACCAAGTCGTTCACGAACCGCGCATCGCACTGCGCCTGCGACCATACCGTGCCCGGGCCGATATCGCTGCCGGTGGAACCCCAACCGATCGTCCAGGGCTTGCCATCCTTGCTTCCGGGATCGGGATAGGCCTCGAACTGGCCATCGCTGCGCTTGCGCGCGCAGCCCTCCCACTTGTGCATCAGGGCGATGCCGGCCGCGCTAGTGCGCAGCTCGGTCGCAACCGGCCGCGCCACGCCGAACGCATCCAGCAGGTTGTCCAACGACAGCACATTGCCGGCATCATTAAAAAGGCCCTTCGGCGCCGCACCGCGCACGGCATCGAAAATCGGCTTGCGAACGTCCATCTCAGTTCCCCTGTTGCCGCGCCGCGACCCGCTCGGCCGAGACGATCAGTTGTGCGTGTTCCCGCGCTTCGCCGAGGCCCTGCCGCTGGGCGAGCAACTGGATCACTTTCGCTTCGGCGTTCGCGTGCGCCTGCCGGCATTCCGCCACTTCGGTTTCCAGCGTGGTCACGCGGTCGAACAAGCGGGCCACCTCGGCCTTCAGGTTCTCGATCACGAAGCGCGTGTCCTGGTCCAGCGCAGCCTCCCGCGCGTCCGTCCGCCCGGCGATGAATTCCAGCAGCCACTTCACAGCAAAGAACCCGCCGCCGGCACCGAACCCACCGGCGGCCCAACCGCCAAATGCTTCGAGGATATTCGCCATGATCCGCGTCAATCCTATCTCAGCGTGCGAGCTGCTTCTGCATCAATGCTACGGCTTCGGCGCGGAGCGCATCGTTCGTTCCATCGAGCGAGGCAGTGAGCATCAAGGCTTCAGCGACGGTCCCTTTCCACCTCGAAGCAACGGCAGCAGCGGCGACATTGCCGACAGAGAAGTGACCAGTGATCGCTACAGAGCCGGCTGTCAGCGCACCGCTTTGTGTTCCCGTCAGCTTCGTCGCTGCGCCAGTCTTCCCGGCCAGATAGAGATTGAGCGTAAGCGCGTCAGTCCCACTGGCGTTCAGGTTCATCGTCCCGATGACGATCGACTCATCAGACGTTGGCCATGGGGTGGTCGTCGATAGAGTGATCGACGCATCCGCATTCGCGCGTTTGCCAACCAGGGTAATCATCCCTGTATCCGAGCGCTGAAGCGCAAGAACACTGTACCCCGTGGATGTATTGCTCAGCTGTTGAAGAGGCACTTCCAGAGCGCCAACTGCACCCTGAGACTGCCGGAAACGGCAATAGTCAAGCCGGCACCACTTACTGTCTGAGCCCGCCGGACGCTCGCCTGGTCAAGGCTTGCGTCCCCGCCATTCCAGAAATCGAACACTTTGCGACCGCTGCCAAGCGATCGCTGAAGCGGCTTTTCCGTGACGTATGAGAGAGCCCCTCCCCCATCTACACCATATGCCGTCGAGATCAGGCTGGATCCATCCGCGTTGACGAAAGCAGGACGCACCCAGGTCAGCAATGCCGCCTTCAACGCAGCCGAGGCAGCTCCATAGTCATCCAGCATTTCCAGCGTGGCGTCGCGATCGAAGTTAACGCCTGCAGCAATAGCCGCTCGCAGTGTCGCAACACCAGGCGCCGAATAGGAGCCGACATTGAGAAAGTGAACCTTGGGATTGCCGTTAGCGTCAACGTCAGGGAGCAAGTTCGGATAAGGATAAACGATCATCAGGAGTACTCCAAAACCCAAGCGTCATTGAATTCGATAAAGAGCAACACGAAGTATTGCCCCACGGTCCCATCTTTGCGGACGACCTGCGCTTCGATCAGAAGCCCAGTCTTCCCGGGACCTGTGCTCCACATGACCCCGTAATCGGTGCGGTGAGTGAGTGAGACCGGTGCAGCCAACGGAACGCCTTCGAAATCGGTGGTCACGTCTTCGGTCAGCGTCGGATAGATCAGCCGCGACGCGGCATATGACTTGAAGCCATCCAGCGAAAAACGGATCGTCGCGTTCTGTCGCTCATTCGGATCGGCAACGTTGTAGTAGAGCCCTCGGCCCGCCTTTCCATCGCCCGGCAACGACAAGCGCAACAGGCTTTCGAACACCGCAGGAGTGGGATAGGTCGTGTCCCGGTAACCGCCAATCCAGCTTCGCCCTTGATCGAAAGACGTGGCAATTACCCGGCCGCCCCCCGTCGTGGTTCGGCAGTTGATCCGCAGGCTCCCATCGTCATTTTCGGCCACGGTGGCCTCATTGAGGTTCACGACACCCGATGGGTAAGGGACAGCGCCACCTGCGCTCCAGGAGCGGGACATTCGATCGTACCGAAGCGCGATACTGTATGACAGGCCGTCCGCGCCGCGCACCCAACCGGGCGCAATCAGAAAGCCGTCCGACATGCAAATGCCTGTTCCGGGGCCGGAGTAGAAAAGGTTCCAGGCAGCCTTGCGACCCTGCAAGACCTCATCGCAATCTGATGCCTTGAACGGCAAGGTCAGCACTGCGTTGTTGGAAGGTTTCCGCCAAGCGCCATCGCGATAGACGACATGCATCATCCGGCCAGCCTTGGCCGCGTCGCCAGCCTCTTCTGCCTCGGTGACCCCGCCAGTCACCGCCCCCCACAGCAAGTGAAGGTCCCCTGTGATCTGGTCGTAGATCGGGCAGGGATTATGATAGTCCATACCGGCCTCGTCGGCGAGCAAGGTGGTCGCCCCCCACACGCCGCCAGTCCGCTTGGCCCACGCGAGACTGATGTATCCCGTGTCACTGGCGCTGTTGCGCCGCGCTTCTGCGAATGCATGATCGTCGCCGCGCACGTTCACGCCTGCGGGAATTCGGAAGTACCGAGACACGCCTGCCCTGGCGGCTCCGATCTCCAGTGTACTGACGAACAATGGGGTTACAGCAAAAGAGGGGGCTATCCGGGACAGCCGCTCCTTTTCGGCTGCAAGCGCAACCGCGCTTTTCCCATCACTACTCCCGCCAAAGGTAGAGGAAACATATCCACGCGCGTCTAATACAGCGCCGGAAGGCACTCCGGTTCCCGCTATGTAAGGGTAGGTCCTTGGAGTTCGCATCTCCAGATCTCGAATGGATTCACTGTAGTTCAGCCCTGTGCCGTCTATCACCGCGCCACCGTTGTTCTGGGCAACGAGGTATCCGCGAGGATCCAAGGTTACCTGGGTTGAGGGAGAAAAATTGCTGTACTGCTTGGGCAGCAGGCCAAGCGTTGGCCTCCCCAACTCATCGAGCGTCGCCTCGACTTCAGCAGCCGAAGCCGAAGCAGAGGCCGCCGCATCCGCGGCGTCTTGCTTTCCAGCGCATTGCGCCAGCGCCAGCCCGCCGGGCTCACCGAATAGCTGTACTGCCCAGCATTCGAAACCGTCCCCCCTACCACAGGGTCAGTGTGCGTACCGGTATCGCTGGAAAGAACAGAGGCGATCTGCCCTGCCGTACCGACCACGGCCGCCAGTTCGGCATATGTGGCCTTCTGCAGCATGCCGCCCGTGGCCAGCGCCGCGTCGCGCGCTTCCCTGGCGTCGTCCGCGAAGCCGGAGGAATTATCGGCTGCCGTTTCCGCATTGGCCAGTGCCTGCTCTGCGCCGCCCTTCGCGTCCTCGGCCTCCCCTTTGGCCGTCAGCGTATCGGCAAGCGCGCTTGCAGCTCGCTGAGCCGCGTCCTCGGCGAAGGCCGGATCGTTATTGATACCCCGAACTTTCCCGTCCACCTTGGCAAGAACCTGCCCTTCGCCAACGGTGCCGAACTCCAGGCCCTCATCACCGATTGGCGCCTTCAACGCCCTGCCGATGTCCCGCTTCAGTACCTGATCTCGCAAGGCGGACCGGTCATACCCCTCATTCACCGGCTCTGCGAGCCAGGCAGAACCATTCTCGAACTCAAGGTCCTGCGTGAATAACGGATCAAGGACGGGGATGATGACCGTCCCACTCGCAGGCGCTGTGTAGAATGCAATGGAGCCGCCGGCGCCGCTGTTGAGCGCGACCGTGTAGAGCGACCCATCTGCCTCCGCCCCATCGACCAACACCGCCACCTCGCTGGCAGTCGGTGCCGTAAAGGTGAAGGGGAATACGGTGGTGACGCCGTTCGCAGTGTACGGCCCCGAAAATGCGTTGTCGGTCGGAACAGCCATCTATCGCCTCGCCTAGGATGGCAAGGAGTTAAGGGCTGCGCTTGTGGCGTTGAATCGCCCCTACTCCTCGATTTTCCCGGTAGACAACCCTTGCAGCCAGTCTCCGAAGCCATCCGGTTCCGCATCGCCGCTTCCCACATCGACGAGAAACTGGGTGGCTGACGCCACCTGCCCCGGCACCAACCCGGTCAGATATCCCGCGGTCTCCAGAATATCCTTGGTAGCATGCTTGGTTTCTTCGCCACGCGTGATCTTCCCGATATCGCCAGCCGTCCCGACCAGGCTTTCGAGTGCTCGCTGCACTGGCGTGATGGAGGTACCGCGCCAGCCGGCGCCGCGAGCCGCATTCCATGACGGCTCGAACACATCGCGGACGATTGGAATCGGACCAAGCGAATTTGCAAGGAGCTTGCGAATGAGCCACTGCGACCACCATTCATCTTCGTCCGGCCCGGCGGGCGCGCCCACTGCGCCGCGGAGAACCTCAGTCAGCAGCGCGGGCAAGACAAGCAGGAAGAAGCCCCGAGCGGCCAGCCGCGGCATATTGCGCAGCCTTCGTCCATCCGCGCCCGTCACGTCTCTGCCAAGCGTGCGCTGGCGCTGATACTGGGCCGAAAAGTAGCTGTAGAACATGGTCGCCAGCTTTAGCGCCTCGCCGTGCTTTCCGGTGCCGCGCTGGATAGCTGCAAGATCCTTCGGTCCGCCGGCGCCCTGGGACTGCCGCACAGCCTTGTCGGCAGCGTAAGCCGCATCCGCCTCGGACATGCCCGCCTTCACAGCGTTGTCATAGGCGGCCATCCACGTGGGGACGGACACAACCATGTCCATGTAACCGATGCCGTGGAAGAAGAATTTCTTGCCATCTAGCACCAGCGCGGCGGCTTTCGTCGCCGGGTTCGCCATCGAGATGCGGGCGATTTCAGTCCGGAGGTCGCGGTCCAGCGTCGCCATGCGATGGCGCACTTCGTCGGACCGCTCCATCACGGACCGGATCGCGGAGGCGGGGTTGCGCGCGAACTGCGCCAGCGCCTTCGACATGGCTGCCTCTCCCACGACTTCCATGGAGTTTGAGTATCCTGCGATCTGCGTCACCATTGTAGTGGCACGCAGACCCATACCTACAGCCGTAGTGTTCGCCCGCAGCTTGCCCAGCCACTTGCCGAACCCTTCGTTACCGGCTCGTTCCACCGCCCAGGAGTTGGCGACGAACTTAACCCACGGCCGTAGCTGGTTTCCGATCTCCTGGCCGAGGGCACCATCGACCGCGCGGCGGACGCGCTCGCTCGATAGGAAACGGTTCGCATTGATCACCGCCTCGCGGTGCGTGATGTCGTGGATCACCTCGCCCAGATGGCGGTTGATAACACCAAGGTCGAGCAGGATCGGCCGCTTTACCTGTTCGTCGCGCGCTTTGGTCGAACTGGCTCGCGTGGTGGCGCGGGTATAGCCGCCCTCCAGAAGATCCCGCTCTTTCCCGGCATTCTCCTGCGCCTTGTAGTTGCGCGTCGAATCGTAGACCGCCGGGTAATAGCCGCCGCGCATCTGCCCGTTGCTGGTGGTGACGAACTTTCGCGCCCTCACCTTGTCCGGCGCGACGCCGTTTACCCGCTTCTCGATCTCGGAAATCTGCGGCCACAACGTATCGATCTCGTCCCAGACGTTCTGGACGAACTGCCATTCCTGCTGCGTCAGCGTCTGGTCGAGGTAACCGACGAGCGCGCCGCCGTTAAGGCGATAGCCATCGGCCAGGCGCTGGAGATTGCCTTCGTTCCCAACGTTGAGCGCCATGGCCACAAGCTGTTGCCGGTTGAGCACCATAGGCCGCCCGGTCTCGACATCGGTAAACGGCAACGTGATCCGGTCTTGCCAGCGCGAAGCGATCTCCGCAGGCACCGCCTCGAAAAGGGCTTTGATCCGGGCCTGATAGTCCTTCACCATCTCGGTCTCACGCGCCTGCGCCGCCGCGATCGGGCGGAAGACTACGCGGTTGAACACGCCGTTGGAATTGCCGCCGTCAAGCCAGTCGAAAACGGTCTCCATCTTGAGGAGGGACGAATCGATGCCCGCGATCTTGCTCCGCAGGCTTTCCCACCAGCCGGGCGCGGCCAGGTCCTGCGGCGGGCGTCCACGCAGGTTGGCTGCGCTATCGACCGCTTCCTGCTCCAACGCCTCCCATTCGCGCTGCTCATTGCCCTCGACAAGGCTCTGCTTCAGGCGGCCCAGGTGCATGATCTGCTTCACCGCCTCGTCGAGCATGAAGATGTCATCGATCGGCATCTGGCTCCAATTGGTCAGGCCCAGCGTGGCAGTGAAGGATTCGGGAACGACCACGTCGAAACCCTCAGCTTCGCGCGCAGCAGCCCAGGCAGAAAAGCTGCCCTTGCGCTTCTCATAGATCTGCGAGCGGCGCTTGAGGTCCACAGCCTCCAGCAGCATCTGCGCCTGCTCCAGGTAATCTTGATCCACAGCCTTGCGGGTCTTTGCCTCCGCAATTTCATCCAGCCGCTTTCGCACGGCCTCGACCTGGTCGGCGGCGGCGAAGGCTTCGGCGGCGAGCGCATTATTGAGCATCTGGAACTGCTTCTGCCGATAGGCCTCCGCATGGTCGCCGGCCACCAGCGCAGCTTCTGCGGCTTTGGCCGCCCGCGCGGCATTGCGGGCATGGCGGACGAGCGCGCCGGGCGATGCGACATCGATCCATTTCCCGGACCTGACTTTGCCCCGCGCCCAGTCGCGCGCGATCTGATACGGCAACGGACCGCGACCGGAACGGCGGCCAAGCGCGCGGATCTCCGATGACAGAACTTCGCCCAGCATTTCCGATTGCACGGCGGCGAGCGCTTCCTGCTCGATAGATCCGTCGTTGAGCGGATCGCCATAGCGGCGGTTCATCTCGGCGTCGGTAGCCGTCTCGATCGCACGATCGCGCATGGAGCGCTTGTCGCCATTATCGCGGGCTTCGCGGTGAAGGCGCTCTGCCCCGATCAGCGCCTGCAACATCTCTGAGGCTGAGCCGTAACCCGCCATCTCCGCAATGTGCTCCGGGTTTACCCCGTTCTCGGCATAAATCGGCGGAACCCGGCGCGGCAACATGTCGAGCGCATCAAGGCCCAGCCGATCGACCACCCATTCCTTGCTGATGCGGCTACCACCACGGTTCATGTCCATGGCGGCCATCGCCTTGAACAGCGGAGCGTTGTCGATCCGCTCTTCTTCCTCAACCCGCACGGCGCGCCGCTGGTCGCGGTACCGTTCCGTCTCGCGGCGGCGGATGGTCGACAGACCCGCTCCAGCAACTTCGCATTCGCCGCTGCGCTCGCATCGCGCGATTTCTCTTGGTAAGCTGCGAACTCGGCCTGCGACATGCCCGCCTCTGCGGCATCCTTGAACAAGTTCTCGATGCCCTGCCGATCGCGGGCCGCCGAGATCTCCTCATCAGAGGCGATCATGCGATCGAAGACCTCGCGGATCTCGGGCGTTATGTCGGAACGCAGGCTCGCCACCGACTTATAGATCGAGAGCATCCACTGCCGGACGTTCTCGAAAATGCGGGTCAGCGCGGTCGTCGGCGCCTTCCCCTCCATGAAGTAACGCTCGATGCCGCGAGCGAACAGCTCGTGCGCCTCCACCGGGATCGTTCCGTCTTCGGAAACGGCGTGGCCGGAATGCGCAAACCAGCTCCGCACCGCCTCCCAGTCGCTGCGGAGTTGATCCGGCGCATTCTCCAGCGCCGCGTCGGCCATCAGCTCCTCAAGCCAGACATGCCCCAGCTCGTGGATCGGCGTGGAAAGGTCGCGGCCCTGAAAAAGCTCGATGATGCGGCGATTCTGCTCAAACACGGTTCGCCCGCGCGCGCTCTGCTCGTAGGCTTGCCCACCTTCTGCCGGGCGCGACATGCGATCGACCGCGTCTCGCACCTCTTCGTCCGTCATGTTCGACGGCGCGTACCCGGCCTCCTCCAGCGTCTGCCGCAGGTCCTCGGCCAGCGCGCGAAACTCGTCGGTGCGGGTTTCCGGATAGAGAGCGGTCCCGCCGGAAAGCTCCTCGCGGATTGCGTCGAGGAGGCGTTGGGTGTCGAGCGTGGAAGGTCCCTGCTCATTTTCCACATTGGCAAGGTCGGGAAAATACCCGGCCTCGATCGCGGCGCGCAGCGTGTTGTCGATCCCGAAATCGCCCATGCCGGACAAGCCGCCGGTCAATTCGGCCTGCCGAACATCGTACCCGGTCAGGTAGCGGCTTGGAACGCCCATGGAGGCCAGATCGCCCCCGGTATCGTTCATCCCGCCCCGCTGTCGGATGAACTCCAGCAGGCTCGGGCCCACTCCGTAATCCACCGAACCGCCCGCTCGCATTGCGTTGATGACGAGGTCCAACCGATCGGCGCTGACCGCCTCGGCCACGCCCTCCGGCAGGATCTGGCGAATCGACAGGTCGTTCAGATCGTCGGGCGTCAGTTCCATGCCCAGCCGCTGCGCGCGGGTCTGGGCGCGTTGCACGGCAATCTCGGCATACTGGCGCGCGACGGCGCGGTGAAACTCTCGCCGAACATCCCGGCCAGCCGGTCGACCAGCTGGTCCCGCGCCGTGCGCGCCGCCCTGCCCTCGCGATCCGACCGAGCCAGTTCATCAGCAGCGTGGCCGAGGATATCTTCCATCGCCTCATCGAAGGTCTGGGCTTCACGGGTCGACATGCCGCCCTGGCTAAGGCGAACGTCATCCTTGATCGCATCCCACGCCGGGGTGCCGACGACGTCGGTCAGGAAATCCTCGATCGGCATAACGACGTCGCCGCCGGTGGCGGCTGCTTCGGCGGCATCGGTCTGGGCAAGCGGGTCGGCATCCGGATCATAATGGTCCGACTGGTTGTAGGCGCGGATCGCCTCACCAGGAATGAACACGGCGGTCGCCCCTGCTTCCTGCGCCTGCGCGCGCACTAGCGTGCGGAACGATTCCGGGTCGCGCTGTTTCAGCTTCGATTCGGTCGTTGCACGCGCCGCCTGTTCGAGAAACGATTTCTCCCTCTTCGCCTGATTTCGATCGTGAAGACGCTGGCCAACCGACAGGGTTGCGTCCGTCGCGCGGTGCGCTGCTCCGATGGCAACGGACGTGGTGCCGGTGCCTCCCAACGTCGCAAGCGCGGTCTGCGCTGCCGCCTCGGGACGCTCCGCAAGAAAATCGCCAAAGGTTTTATTGCTATTCTCCGGCAAATACGACCAGTCGGCCATATCCTGGAAGAATGTCGCTACCTGCTCACCGGTCATCTCCTGACCCAGTTCGCGAATGAACGCCTTGCCCCAAGGAAGCTTGCGCGTGGTCATTTCGAGAAGTGTGCCCATCGGGATCCTCTCGGTCAGAACTTCGGTCCCACCCTGCGCTAACGCCAGCCGGGCAGCGCGGTCAGGCGATACACCTTTCGCGATGGCGTCTTGATAAGATGTTCCGGCGACTTGCGTACCGATCGTGGTCGCGCCAATCGTTGGGTTGCGGGTGAGCAGTGCGATTGCGGTCAGCGGCAGAGAGTCGATGCCCTGCAGCAGTCCTTCGCTGATGCTGTTTCCGCCGCGCGCGGTCTGGCCGCCAGCCTCCGCCTTCGCATCCCAGTAGCTGGCCACGCCTACGCGCTGCCTCCTCAAATCCTTGCGCGTGCGCTCCACGTCGATCCAAGAGATATCGAACGCCCGGTCCACAGCATCGACCGCCGCATCGATCGGAGAGAACAGGCTGTCCTGCGCGTCCTGGATGGTGTTCCATGTCTTCGTCAGTCCACCAGCTACGAGCGGCAGACCGCGATGCCATAAACGGCCAGGAATGTTGCTTACGAAGTCCCAAGCGGTTCCGAGTGCACCCAGACTTTTGGAATCATCCGCAGCCATCGCCGCGCCGCGAGGATTAGCCATCGCCCACGCAGCGACGGCAGGGTATTGCGTGGCGGTGGCGGTGAATCGGCTTGCGTTCAGCGATCTTTCGTAAAGGTCGATATTCCCCTCAACAGCGGAAGGGTTCTCGCCAGCAGCGCGGGCCACCCGCTCCACGCGGGCCACATCGTCAGGTGCACCGGATTCGAGAATACTACGCCGTGCAGAATTGGCGCGCATCGATGTGAGGGTATCCGAGATCGGATCAGGATCGGCCGTCTGGCCTGCTCCTCTACGCTTCAGCCTGTCATAGTAGTCGAACGGGATGATAGGATCGGCCATGCCGCGGGAATATGGCGGCCCACGCTGCCATTGAATCGCCTGTCACGGCCGTCCCGCCGCCAGCCACTGCTGATAGCCGGACACAATCTGCGACTGCGTCGGCTGCCCGCGACCACGCCAGGCCTGCACGAAGTTCTGACGGAAATCGTCGGGTACATCCGTGAGCACCTCGAACTGCCGCTTGTCGCTGCCGAACCATCCGCCGGTTCCCGGCACCACCTTGATTCCGGATTGGAACAGTTGCGACACCGTCTTCTGATCTGGAAGCTTGCCGGCTTGCCGCGTGACCTGGCCAAGGCCGGCGCTGATGTAATCGAACATCGCGACCTTCTGCTCGTCCTTGAGCTTCACGCCATTGTGCTTTTCCTGGAACTCGATCTCCGACGATATCTTGGAGCGGAAGGACGTCTCCTCATAAGTCGGCGCTGGCTTGGAAAGCAGTGTGGCCTGTTTGGTGGCCAGGCCATTGAGCGCCTCCGGGGCAATCACGCCCACATATCGCTTGAGATCGACACCCTTGAAGCCATCCGGATCGAAGCGGGCCTGCGCCTCCAGCGTCCATTCCGCCGACTTCCCAGCCGCGTCGGCAGCGGCTTTTTTTTCGCCTCACCGATCCGCCGTTCGGCATCGCTGTACTGTGCCAGATCAACCGGGCTCAAGTTACTCCGCACTCCGGCCGGATCATCGACACTTTGAAATTGTCACCAGCGTTGAGGGCGATGGCCTTCGCCTGTTCGTCGGCCTGCTGCTGCTGCGATCGGAGCAGGCCCTCATCGGTCGTCATGCGGCGATCCCACACGCCCTTGACGCGCTTCACCGCTTCCGGAGACCATCTCTCCGCCGCCGCCTTCTTTTCAATGGCCTGGTAGATCGCGGGCCGATTCCACTCGCGCGGCGAGTTATTGAAACCCGCAGCGCCGCCTAGCCAGCCCTTCGCCTTTTCCTTGTGAGCGCCGAGCAGGTTCTCGACGTGGGAGCGAAGGTGCCATTGCCATCGCTTGCCTCATACCGGCCGGAGTTCCTGCATTGATCGTGGAATAGAGGTCGAGGACGCCCATGCCGCGCTTGAAGCCGCGGTCCTGGAGGTAATCGCCGATCGCCTTTGTCCAGTCTTCCGGGCTCGATGCCTTGTCGATGCCGTACTTCTTGCGCTCCGACGGCCCGAACTGGATCAAGCCCATATACTGCCCGCCCTTCCCGCCCATGATCGTCGGCGAGAACGTGCCGCCGGTCTCATAGGACATCACGGCCGCGACTTCCGAAGGATCGAGGCGAAGCGGTTGGCGACGTTCACCGCGACGCTCTGCCACGGGCCTGCCTTGGCGCCATCCGGTGCGTTCCCTGACGTCGGTTCCGCATTGATGAGGTCAGCGCGATAATCGTCGATGCGATCCTGAAGCGGCCCCTGCATGCGTGCCATTGTCTTCGTGTAGAGATCGCTCGTCATCTCGTCGCGGTAAGCGCCCAGATACTGGCCAACCTGGTCGAGATCCGGGTCGGGGCTTGAGAACATGCGGTCGAGCACGCCGCCATGCAGCTTCGATACGGCGGCCTTCTCGGCGATCGCATAGGCATCGGGTGCCGTATCCCGGTCCCAACCGTCGAAGGCGAGCTGCCGCGCCACGCTGTCGCGAAGGGCAAGGCTGCTGCGATCACGAAAAGCCGGATTGTCGGACGACACCGCCGCATCGATGAGCGCGTCCTGCTCGATGCCGAAGCTCTGCCGCGTTTCGTCCTGCTGCTGGCCCAGCGCGTGGCTCGCACCCATGCGGCGCGCATCGCTGTCCACCTCGGCCAGCTGCTGCTCCATCAGCATCCGCATGCGCGGCGACGTGGCGGTGCCGATGGCGTCCTTCTTGATCTGGTCGAGCGAAGTGTTGAAGCCGTCCTGTCCGGCGCGCGCCGCGCCAAGCTTCAAGGCCTTGAACTGATCGAGTGCCGAGGCGTACTGGCCCCGCGCCTGCGAGACAGCAAGACGGCTCTGCGTCTCATCATTCTCGAGGTCGATGCGATCCTGAACATTCAGAACCTCCGACAGTCCTTTCAGGCCCTCGGCGATGATGCCGGCCGCTCCGGGCCCGTCGGGTGCGCGAAACCGCTGCTGCGTGGTCTGGACCGGCCCGACCTGTCCGGGCTGATACTGCGGAACGCGAGGCACTTAGCTGCCCCTCTTCATTTGACTGTACTGGTTGGCGCCGCTGAGAAGTGATTTGCCAGCGTCGAAGCCAGCGCTGACGAGTGCAGCGGTCCCCGCCTGGCGCGCGCCCCGGCCTGGCTCTTGTAGTTCGAAGCGGCGATGTCGTGCCCCCGCACGTTCTGAGCGCCCTGGCTATAGATCCTGCCGACGTCCTCGCGGCCAAGCATATCGGTATCGGCGACAACATCGGCCGCCGTCCCGAAGTCGACGCCGACACCGGCCGCCGCGGCCCTGGCGCGCTGCTGCCCCTTCATTTGGCCGATCTTGCGATAGTGATCGAGCGCAGCGTCCTTGGTATTCTGAATCTCCTGCTGCGCGGCTTCACGCTCGATAGACGCATTACGGTCGGCAAGCTTGGCCTGGAAGCGCGATTGCGCGTTCGCGGCGAGCCCGCCGAAGATTGCCCCGGCTGCGGCTACCCCAGCCGCAATGACCGCCACAGGCGCGCACATCAGGAATACCCCTTTTCGAAGCGGCGGAAAGCAACGCCCCGCACGCACATTTCGTCATCGCCGACAGTGAAGCCCCACCGCTGCAAGAGACGGATGGCGCGTCCATTGTGGGACGACACTAGATTGCTGAGGCGCGGCGATGAATCGCATAGCCGGGCAACGAACGTCGGCCCCAACCTCAGCAATTCACGCCCATGGCGGTAGACCTCGTCAGTGCCGAGGAACCACGGCGTCCCGAGACCGCCGATGAGATCTTCAACCACCACACCGAACATCGCCTCCGGCCAGCCGTCTACCGTTGCTGTCCAGCACTGGGAGCTGACAGCAAGCCCCATGCGCAGCGCATGCTTGCCCGTCCGGCCCATTGCCTCGCACTCTTCCCGGTCGATGATGCGCAGGCGGTTGGCGATGGTGTTGATATGGCGACGCTGCGCCGGGACAATGGCTATCCGGCTACGCACCGTGCAGCACTACGTCTGCGGCAACGCCCAGCACGGTAAGCGGCAGTGGAGCCTCCGATCTCACCAGGCACGAAATGCCATCTGCGGCCTTGTTCGCAGTGCTCACAAGGTAGTTTCCGGTCATGAGATCGTCCGGCGCGCCATAAGCTTCGTCGATGCGATTCTTCACGAGAAACAGGTTCGCATCATCGATCCCGGCTAGCACCGACCGGCTGTTGCGCAAGGTCAGTACCACGTCGCCTGGCTGCTGGCTGCGGCCGACATTCCAGCCGCTACCCGGCACATTCATGCGCAGCGGCAACGTCTCCACCTCAGCCGTGTAAGGGATGCCGAAAGTCACCTTTCGCGCCGTCGGCTTGATGGGAGGCAGGGTTACACTGCCGTTCTCAACCACCAGATCGAACACGGCGACGCCGTCAGCCAGACCCCAGATCGTGCGCCCCTCCAGGTGCCAGAGACCTGAGAAGGTTGAGCGAGGCTCGTCGAACTCGGCCGAAACAGCGCAGTCAACGTACACGCTGTCGGAAACATCACTCCACAAGTGCGGCGCCAAGCGCTCCACGAAACGGCGCGTCTCACCCTGAACCTGCCGCTCAACGATGAAGTAGACGCGGTCTTCGCCGTTCTCCGAGATCGCGATGCAATCCAGGAACTTCCCGTCGGTCTCGCACAGCGTCCAGCCCCAGACGTTCTGCTCCTGCTCCCAGGCAAAGCAGAGCAACGCACCGTCAGACCGGCAAGCCCAGATCAGCGAACGCGGCTCCTGAGCATAGCACCAGCTCACGATGTCGAAGCCTTCGAAGAAATGCGGCGAAAAGATCGACACGTCGTTAGACTTCTGGCCGTCCACGTCGAACGAGTAGAAAATCGTCCGGACCGTCGAACCGACCGATGGGATGTAGAACACCACGTTGTCGACGACGATGGCCTGCGTGCGCGCCGCGCCGCGGCCGATCTGCCTCTTGGGCGATGGCGGCGAATTGCCGACCAGGATACCGCCCTGCCCGTCGCCATCCACCGTAAAAATGGAGTCGGAGGAAAGGGCCAGCAGACCGGTGGTGGACACTAGCTGGTTGATGGAGTTCACCCGGCCCGCCACGATGGTGAAGGACAGGCTATCGTTCTCCCGCAGCGGCTGCGAACGATCCATGTTCTCCAGTTCGGCAGAGCGCGAAGTCCACACGCCATTCGGAACGTTGCGCGTGCGAGCCCATATTCCGCGTGTTCGAACAGCGTCACGGTGGAGGGGTAATCCGACGGGGTCGCGCCAAACGGATTGTAGCTTTCGGGCGGGGCCTGATCGAGTGCGGGGCCGATATTGTCGTCCCGGAAGGTCAGGCCGTCCGTGGTGCCGATATAGCCGAAGAACTGCGAATTCTCGGCCTTGTAAACCTTGTAGCGATCCGCACCCGTTACCGCTGACCAGGTGATCGTGTTGTAGTTGCGCTTCAGCGTCAGGTCGTTGGTGGCCGGGTCCTCATTGGACGCGCGGCTTTCCAGCCCGTTCTCGTCGATCGCGGTGACGCAGTACGTCGCCGGCTGCGGGAAAAAGTTCTCACCGTCGTTGGGATCGTCAACGTTGGGGGTCGTGTTCACGGCATTGCAGCCGGTCGGCGCGGGCAGCGCAGGCCCGAAGGTGACGGTGACGAATTCCCACTTGGTATGCTCCTCGCGCAGGAGCTTTCCCGGCGCGTGGTCGATGTGGGCGATGTACATGGTGTCCGCGGTCTGCTCGAAATCGAGCTCCGCAAGCTCGACACCGTTGTAGGGCGAGCCGACCTGATAGACGCGGGCAACGCCCATTATGGAATCTCCGTCCTGTCGCGGCCCCAGCCCGAGCCCCCGCCCGGCGCAATGATGGGCGGCGTGGGATCGGGAACAGGGTCGGGGACCACCGGCGCGGGCGGATCGGGATCGGGCGCCGCGGTGCGCGTCTCGCCTCCTTCGGCGGCGGTGAACGCGGCAAGGCCTGTCGTGTCGGCATCGATGGTGAAGTTCGCAGCATCGATAACCGCAACGACCTTCCACGTTCGGCCATTCAGCAGCACGCCGAGCTCTCCGGCGATCCCGGTCAGGTACACGCTGTTCCCCGCCGTATAGCCATGGAAAGCCGCCGTGATGCGGGCATTCACCGCATTGGAAATCGCCGCGATTGCCAGTTCTGTTTCAAGCAGGCGGCCACCCAGAGCGCAGGGGCTCATGTAGCCCTGCCCCATCTCCAGCGCATAGGTCTGGGTCAGCGAAAACTGGAAAGGCAGCAGGCGGTTCGGCTCGCTGTAGTCGAGCACCTCGGCCACCAGGTGCGTTCCCGGCCGCTTGTCGAGGCCGCCATATTTGAGCACCATGACATTTACACCGCGGCGCACGGCCGACTGGTAGGCATCGACGTCGAAGCGGCCATGCAGATGCGGGGCAAGAACGCCCTTGCTGAAATTGGGCTGTGCCGCGCGGAAATTGCTCACCGCATGATCCCCATCCGCGCTAGTTCAGCGTCGGAGACATAGGCGGTCTGCCGTTGCGGCATCTTGTTCTCTTCGTGGGCGACGGCACGGGCGCGGGATAGTTCGGCCACATTCGCCAGCGCCGCGCCAACCTTGGGGTCCTTGGTGAGCGGCGTGGCGATCCGAACCGCCAGCTCGTCCACAAAGGCCTTCTGCATCAGACCGCTCAGTTCGGACGCCTGGATCGACGCCGCCGTATAGATCAGCGTGGCGGTGGCAACGTTGCTGTAGAGCTTGTCGCCTTCAAGCAGGAAACGCAGCGGGAAGCCGTCTTGCAGCGGAAAGTTGAAGGGCCCTCCCTCGGGCAGGCACTGCGCCGGATCTTCACGGCGCCGGAGCGCCAGCGGTGTTTCCATGTCGGACGGCTTGGCATAGGCGAACAGCCATTCGGACGGCCGATCGTTCGTCACTTCGGCCAACACCACGCGGCGGCGGCCAAGCGGCATGTTATCCGACCAGCCGATCATCTCGTCCAGCAGCGGCTGCGCAAATCGAACGCATTCCCCCGCTTCGATCGACTGTTCGTTGAGGCTGGCGATCTGGCCTTTCGCGACGGCGGCGAGCGACCGGTTGCAGAGTTCGATAAGGCTGGCCATCCGGCGGGTCTACGGCGGCGGCATTCGGCGTTGAATCGCTAGGGCGTCGGCCCGGCTTCAAGCGCGGCGATGCGCGCTTCATGGTCTGCCAGTTCTGCCTGCGCCGCCTCGATCTGTGCGGCCTGATCGGTCGCAAGGCTTTCCAGCGCAGCCAGTCGCGCCAGAATTCCGGTTACGTCGGCACCGCTCGCCTGCACGACCGGCCCGGGAATCGCCTGCGTCCGCCGCGCCGGCGTGCGGGACTGGTTCAAGGGGTTGCTCTGTCTCTGCTGCATCGAGAAGTCGCCCGGGCGGGAGAAGTCGCCCGGGCCTCCCCGTCAGGCGTCTGCGTCGTCCGCCGCGAGGGCGGCGACCAGTGCGGCCTTGTCTTTCCCGGTGGTCGGGATCTTGCGGGCGCTGGCCAGCGCCTTCACATCGGCTTCCGAAAGCGCGGAGTAGCGCGACGGATCGCCTTTCTTGCGCTTCTTGTCCGCGGGGATTTCCTGCCCCTTCTCGTCCAGCCAGTTGTCACCGATCGGCGCGGCGGCGTCGGCTTCGAAAGTGTCGCCGTCGTAGACCATGCGGCCTTCGTCGGAGAGGTAGATCTGCCCGCCTGCGGTGTAAGTCACCTTGCTCATTATGCGCCTCCGAAGGTGCGATTGGTCTGGCGGGCCATGACGGCGCCAGCGGTGATCGCACCGGCCGTGCCGGTCCCGACCACGACATAGTTCAGCCGCATGTATCGGCGGCGCACCCCCTCGGGGATGTAGTCGGGAACATGGAACTGGAAGCCGGCAACCAGCTCGGCCACCGGTACGGCCCGGCTCGCCTCGACATCAAGCCAGGTCGAATTGTCGGCCGAAGTCTGGACTACGACCTGGAGAGAGGTCAGGCCAGCGAACGCCGTGGTCACGCGGACAGACAGCGGTAACGGGTCGCAGCCGATGCCCACATCGCGGGTCAGCGGAGTGCTGCTGCCATAGGGAGTGCCAGTTACGCCGAGATCGACGACGTTGGTCGAAGGCGCGGTGGCAGTGAAGGCCTGCCCATCGCTGAACAGGAGGGTGTTATCGTAAATCATCGATCCGTCTCCTTACGCCACGAGGGTTTCGGCGTTGATCAGCGCATCGTCCTCGCGGATCGGCATGCCGCGCCAGGACTCGACCTCTTCACCGAACAGCTCCATCGGCTTCAGCCGGACAAAGTTGTCGACGCCCGGGCGCGAATTGGTGGCTTCGCCGTCCAGCGCCTCGATCAGGGTCTTGTTCATGTAGATGGCGGTGCGGCCGGGACTGACCTGGCCTTCGCGCTCCATCTTGTAGGCGCGGCGACCATGGAGCTTGTAATAGCCCTTGCGGAGCAGCGAATTGATCGAGACGGTTCCGGCGATCACGTCGGACACGTCGATATTCGCGATGCGCACGTTGTAGCGCCAGTCCTTCACGGTGATACCGGCGTGCTGCGTGAACATCTCTTCCTTGACGTAGTAGGGATCGCCGTTCGCATCGAGAACGCGCTGCTCGCCCTTGTCTTCACGCTGCACACCAGCCGGCATGTTTTCGGGCGTGAGCACGGAAGTCTGGCCGTCACCGTGAGTGACCATCCAGATCGAGGCATTGTCGCGCCGGTGCCGCCGCCATTGATGACGTTCGGGTTCGCCAGCGAGTTGTAACGCGGCGCGAGGCCGTGGAACTGCTTGCCGTTGATGAACGTGTTCGAATACCAGACCGCGCTTGCGAGCGTCTGCGCCATGATCTCGAGGAAGCCCTGGCCTTCCATGAGGCGCAGCTTCGCGGCCTGGTCGGGCTTGAGCTTGAGCAACCGGGTGTCGACGGCCGACAGGCCTTCGATGAAGCCGGTCGTGTCTTCGACCTGCGTGTAGTTACCCTTGCTCTGCTTGATGCCCTGATAGAGGGCGCCCCACGAGACCGACGGCAGGCCGGTGCGGATGGACGAGGCGTGCTTCGTGCCCTTGTTGCAGGTGATGACGTTGGCGTCCTGCATGAAGGGGGTGAGCTGGGTCAGGGCCTCGACGACATCGCCGATCCCATCGCCGCCTGCCTTCAGGACGTCGATGATGTTCCAGTAAGAGGTGCCGAGAATGGCCATTGGGAAGTCCCCTTAGTCGTTGGGATAAAGCCGCTTCTCGGCAGAGATTTGGCTTGCGGGCACCGCGCCGGGGCGCGGAAAGCCGTCTTCGGAAACCAGTTCCCCGACCTTGCGCATCATGCGCACCATCTCGGGATGATTGCCGAAGCCGGTTTCGGTGAGCACCTTCCGGAAGTCCGAGCCCTCAGGGTAACCGAGCGCATCGAGGGCCTTGCCGCTCAGGTGCAATGTCTCTTCCAACTTGCCGCCGCCTATGTCCGGATCGGCGCGCGCGGCTTCTGCCCATTCCGCCTTCTGCTTCGCACCGGCATCGACGAGCTGCTGCAGCGTCGCCTGCGCCACGCTTTCGCGAAACTTCGCAGCCGCGGGCATCAGTTGGTTGGCCTGGTCGTTCGTCAGGCCCATTTCCTTGAAAACGGGCGTGGCCTCGTCGATCGCGGCCTGATCGAGATCGATTCCTTCGGCCGAAATCTCGTACTTCTCCGGTACGACAAGCGCGGGCGGAGTTTCCGCCGCAGGCGGCGTCTCACCCTCGGGCTTTTTCTCACCGCCTAGCAGCGAGGTTTCGGGCTCGGCCGCTGCTGGCGGCGCTTCGCCGGACGGCGCGGCGGGCGCGGCCGGCTGTTCGGCGGGCGGCGTGTCTCCGGCGGGTGCGGCTGGGGGCGTCTCGGCTGATGGTGACGCGGGCGCGGCCGGGGTTTCTCCGCCGCCGGTGCCGGCATCGTGATCTGGCGCACGCAGCAGGCGTCCGCGACTACGCTCGAAAGCAGTAGGGCGGATGCCAAGTGCGCGAGCAAGCGCGATGTCACTCGCCCAGCTCTTTCGAGTACCGGTCCGTGTCGCGATGTTGATTGCGGTTGCCATGGGTCTTCTCCTTCGGGGTGGGGTTTATCGCCTCGCGGATCGCGGCGTTGATCGTGGCCAGTGCGCCCCCTGTGCGGAGGGCCTCAGGCTGGCCTTGCTCGATCATGAGCAGGATCTCGAACCCCAGGCTCCGGCGCCCCTCTGCAAAGCTGAGATCACGCTGTGTTGGCCCATGAGCAGGGCCTTCATGGCTCAGGAGCCCGGCGCTTTGAATCGCGGCGAAAAGGAAGCGGCGGAACTCGGCCTGCGCCAGCAGATGCTCCGCGTCTTCGCGGCTGATCTCGGTCACGTCAGGCTCCCGCCAAGGCGGGAATGCCCGCACCGCCGAGCAGGCCGGTCTCGGAAAGCAGCTTCGCAGCGTCAGCGCCGTCCTTAACGGCAGGCATCATCGCGGCCATCTGCTGCTGCTGTTCCTGCTGCGCGCGATCGGCGCGGATCTTGTCGACTGCGTCCTGGTCACGAAGAATGCGGCCCGGCACGCCAAGGCGGTCGTAATATTCGCGAAGGGCTTCGTCGGTATCGACGTTGTCCATGACCTGCGGAGCGGCGGCGGCGAGGTTGCCCGCCATACCGAGGCCGCGCTCGATCTGGCCGGTACCGACGGCGCGCTGCATCTGGGTGAGGATCGACACGAACTCGGTATCGATGCGCAGGCCTTCCTGCTCGGCAAGCGAGGGAGGCGGAGGACGCAGTAGGCCGCCGCGCGCCATGATACCGAAGGTGCGGTCGATGACTATCTCAAGCTTCTCGTTTGAGACGCGCTCGATCACCGGCCCGAGTTGGGTGAGCTTTTCCTCGTTGCGGCTGGCGATCTCCTCCATGTTCCGCGGCTGGATGCCGCGCATGTTGGTGATCGCGTTGAACAAGTCGGCGAACGACAGGCCGTCGATCTGCTGCCGGCACTTGTCGATCTCCTGGCTGATCGCGTCGACTGCCTGATAAGGCATTTGATAGGCGGGCATCGCAGCATACTGGTCGAGCTGGCCGACGGAGCGGACCGCGCCGGGCTCGCCGGTAACGCGCACGCCCTGCTTCACCAGCATCTCGGGCTTCACCAGCTTGTCGATCGCCTCGTTACGGCGCTTCGACTGCATCTGGAGTTCGCGAAGCGCGGGCAGCGCCTCCATGCCGGGCGACACGCCATAGGTATCGCCGCCGACCACATCCCAACGCGGCGCCCAGAAGGGCTGCTCGTTGTAGCCCTTGACCTGCATGACCTCGGAGGTCTTGTTTACCTCGGCCCAATAGATCGAACGCATGGCATGGAGCCGAAGCGGCGCGGATCGAAGTCATGATTGGGCTCAATCAGGTTGTAGAACGTGTAAACCTGGTCGGCGAGCTTGCCCTTGTACGCGTCCATTATCGTCTTGGGTGTATTGCCCCGGAACGTCTGAACGATCTGGCGCGCGGTCATGGAGCACTCGCGGGCAAGCGTGTCCGGTACCAGTGCGTCGGACAGCCCGATCCAGTATTCGCCGGCAGTCAGGCTGTGGCACACCGCGCCCACGGTCTGGTGCTCGACCATGACGCAGGCCTCAGTCCCGAACAGGCCCATCTCGCCATAACCAGCCTTGGCCGCGCCGTAGAAGTTGGTGCGGGCGAGGAACGCGTACATCGCGGTCTCGCAGTCCGAGAGCCACGCGCGAACGCCGGGCTGCTCGTTCAGCTCCTCGTTCGACAGCTTCAGCGTGAACCATGGGCGCGATGCCGAGGTCAGGCCAGACGTCATGCCGTTGGTCAGCGTGCGGAACGCCTCGATGCCGTGAGGATCGAACAGGCGGCTGTTACGAATGCGACGCTTCGTCCCCTTGTCCTTGTCGGACGAGAGGAAGCGCGTGCGAGCGGGCTGCGCGAACCGAGCGATCTCCCGGTACTCAGGCTCGAAGTCAGAACGGAGGTTCTTCAGCGCCTGGAGGCGTACCTCGCAGTGCTCGCGGAGCGATGCCATCAGCCGAGCGTCGGCGTTCCGACGGTCGGGGAGCCGATCGTGCCCTGCGGCGACGTCATAAGCCCCGCGATGATCGCGCGGCGCTGTCGGCTATTGTCCGTCGAGCCCTCGGGCGCGCCGTTGTCCGGCAGCTTCGTCGCCTGCCGCTCCGGCACGGTCGCGATGTCGGGAGTGCTGGTGCACATCAATCCGCAGCCTTCTCGGCTGCGGGCAGTTCGCCCGACTTGATGAAGTCGAAGATCTGCTGGGCGAGCTTGAATACGAGCGGTGCCGGCTGGATGCCGATCGCAATTGCGCGATCGACCGCCCACTGGCGGATGATCTGATCCTGATACGCAACTTCCCGCGCCAACTGCTCGGGGTCCGCTTTGAAGAGACCGGCGTGTCGGCCAACGGCTTCGAGATTTTCGAGGCGCGCATCGAGCGCTGCGGTGTCGGACATTGTGCCTCCTGTGGTCAGGAGGCGGTATGCGGCTGGTCAGTCTGGCGTTGAATCGCGCTTTGATTTTGCGCGAGGAATGTAAAGCCGCATCTCCTCACCCATAACCTGAGCGAGGTTGGGAAGATGGGCGTTAAGCTGGGTTGTTAAAGCGTGGATGTGTTCTCGGAGATCCGTCACGCGCTGCGAAGTGCCGAACTCATGCGCAACATTGCCAGAGCTTCGAAGAACCATGAGGCTGACTTGCGCGTCAACAACATCTCGTGCCTGCTGATTAATATCCTGAATTTTTTTGCGGACTTCCCCAGCGAACAAAAACTCTGCCTGCTCGAGCTGGTCACTCATTTCAACAGATGCTTTGTATGACTGTTCAAAATCAAACGACGGCAGCGTGGTCGCTCGTACGAATTCTCGGCATGCCTTAAAAACAGCAAGCCGGCGCTCGTACAGATCAGCCCTCAAAGCTGCCCGCTCCACATCCACCTGGTGCTCAAGTATTTCCGCTTGTCGTCCCGCGATTTTTGCCTGTTCCTCACTAACCCGCAACTGCCGCAATCCTACAATCACAGCGCCCGCGACCGCTACACCACCCGCGGTTAACGTCGCGAATGCGTCCCACGTAAAAGTACACCACAGAACAGAACAGCTCACCAAGACCCCCCGCTGATGAAAATCTAACCGCTGTTATCCTGTTGGTTGCGCGAGGGAAATAGGTTGCTCAAATCTCCTCATACCGGTTGTGACTGCGGGCGGACGGAAGAGGACACGTCTTCATCTGCTCGCCGCGCTCAAACCGGACGCGGAGCGCCGGAAGGTTGCGGCCGATCCAGTCGCGCGGGTACCCAAGGTTGGGCAGAGCCGCGAGCCAAATCTCGAACTCCGAATCAGTCCAGTTCGCCATAGCGATCGCCTCCATTCCCGTAGTTGCTGGCGTCCATGTAGCTGGGCACGTTGCGAGGCCCGACCGGCTCGGCGAAGGTGCAGGCGAGCGCGTCGCCCTCGTCAGGCGAGGCGAGCCCGCGCTTCTTCATGTCCTTCTTGCGCTCCAACATGATCGAGGTGTCGTCGCCGCCGAAGCTGTAGAGCGGACCGGTCAGATCGTCCTCGAGCTGCTGGTCGACGGGGATGCAACCGGTCGCCAGCCACTCGCGCTGGCTGGTCCATATCTCGGTGCGCTTGTTGAAGACGTTGGTGGGCATGCCGTTGAAGTAGGCCTGCCGCACCTTGGTCGAGCCGAACCACACCTCGAAGATCGGGATGTCGGGCAGGAGCTGGCGCAGTCGATCGATGATGGCCGCGCCGATGTTGCCGGCGTCGACCATGATCGCGTCGGGATGCTCCTGCTGGGCTTCCAGCGCGACGTCTGCCGCGATGGTCATGGAATCCATGTGGTGCCACTTCTTCCACTTGCGCGAACGCGCGTCGCGGCCGCAACGCTTGGCCAGGACGCTGCTGTCGTCGCCGAAGCGGGCGCAGTCGAGGCCATAGATCAGCGGCTCCGTGCCGAGCATGTGCGGTATCTCGCGGCGCTGGGCGGCCTGCACCACGTCCGATCCGATGAACTGCATCGAGGACGCGGACGGGAACATGCCCCGCACACGAACCTTCGCGATGTCGCTGTCCTCACCGTAGGTATCGACGATCTCTTGCAGGTACTTCTTGTTGGTGCCCTCGACGGTCCGGCTGTCGACCTGGCGCGTCTTCCAGAGGTTGCGCTGCTTCCCGAAGCACTCGCGAAAGTCGCCGGTGTTCTGGGTCGGGTTGCCGAAGGCCAACCAGATGATCTCGGTGTCGGCGTCGGTAAGCGCGCCGAGCGCGACCTCCCATACCGGCTTGGGAATGCCCGAGGCTTCGTCGAAGATCAGGATGATCCGCTTGCCCTCGTTGTGAAGGCCCGCGAACGCTTCAGTGTTGTGCTCCGACCAGGTGGCAAGATCGAGCCGCCAGCCCTTGTCGTGCCCGGCCATGGTCGAGACGATCGACGTGGCGTTGACCTTGAACCAGTCGTTCGTGATCCCGAGGCGGAACCACTTGGCTATTTCCGGGCCCGTCTTGGTGAGGAGCTGGCCCTCAGTGTTGGCGGTGACGACGATGCGGGTATCGACGCACGTATCCATGCCCCACTTCGCCAGCATGGAAATCAGCGCGGACTTGCCGATGCCGTGGCCGGACGCGACGGCGATGCGCAGCGGGTCGTGCCGCGTGTCGGGGTTGCTCAGATGGTCGCGGATCTCACCCATGACCCAGCGCTGCCACTCGCGCGGACCGGTCTTGTCGGCAAGTTCGGTCCCCAGCTGGCCCCACGGATAGGCGTACATGGCGTGGCCGAGCGGATCGTGTGAAGCGCCCCGGGTTTTCAGGAGGCAGTTTTCATTTGGCTATGCAGCCATATCGAGGTTCTCGAGGGCTGCATAGTAATTGTCTTCGGCCTCAGCGGGCGGGATGTGCCCGATAGGGCCGAAGAGCCGGTGATTATTGTACCAATCGACCCAGCGCAGCGTTGCCATTTCCACGGCCGAAACGCTTGGCCATGATCGCTGCCGCCAGATGACCTCG